TTAGTTAAGAAATTTCAACTTATACATTGTTGAATAAATCAATTCTTGAACCGTATCAATTTGGTTTTGGATGTAAGAGTCCTCAACCGATTCTCTTTTTTCTTCAATCATATTTAATAAACTTGTAAAATATTTTAATACTTGGTTTTTGTTTTTGTATGATTGATTCTTATATGATTTGTAATTTGTTAAAAGACCATATTTACCCTGATAAGATTCAATTAGACCATCAGTTAAAGCATCAATACCTTCGTAATAACCCTGTAATGCTTTATGTTCGGCATATGATTTGGTCCCTAAATGGAAAATATGAATTTGTGTTTGTGAGTGTAATAACTGACAAACCATTTCACAGAAATCTTCGTTATGATTTTCTGAATCTTCGTCTGAATCTTCGTCATCTTGATTATCATCAGACTCATTATCATCATTATCTTCATCATCTTCTTGTTCCCAAAGATTTCTTTTTTTTAATTCTTCTTTCAATTTTTCGGTTAAATCAAACTTATTCATAATATATATTTTATTATAAATATATCAAAATGAGATTAAGTTATAAAAACTTAACCTCATTTGTAATTGGATCCCAATCTATATTCCAAGGTAAATGAGAATAAAGATATCGTTCATTCAATACTGATGCGTTGAAGTAATGAGTATGTCCATCATAATAATGTCCATAACCACTATGGATGTGTCCACAGATATGAATTTTAGGTTTGATTTGTTTAATTCGTTCTGTTAGTAGTTCACAACCCAAGTGTTGTCCACGACGACCTTCAACATCATCCAAAAACCCCCAAGCTGGACCGTGAGTGATTAGAATATCAATGTCTTCAGGTATCATATCCCATTTTGACTTTAATTCCTCACCATTTCGTGGGAGATTAAATGCCCAATTATAAAACACAGGTTGCCAAGGACTACCCCAAATTTTAACTTCAGGTTCCCCTCCTTCAATTATTCCCATAAAACTATCTTCCAAATAAGTTATATTATTATAGAAACCAACAATCTCTTTTACTTTATCAACATTGTTTTGAAATCCCCAATCATGGTTACCAGCAATAAAAACTTTACTGGTGTAATTATCCAACCCATTGTACCACTTAGCGAACTCACGAATCTCGTGTTCATAACCCATAGAACTAAGGTCTCCTGCATGAATTAACAAGTCACCACCCGGTAAATCACCGGTAACGTGTTTATGTTTGTTGTGAGTATCTGAAATTATTGTAAGTTTCATATATTTTTTTTATTTCTTTTTCTTTCTACTTTATATTTGAACATGTAATCTACAAGCTCATAACATTCCATATTTCGTTTCCACTTGTTTTTGAAATTTTCAAACAGTTTATCTGTAGTTTTAATGTGTTCACGGTTTTCGCTTGAGTTTAATACTCTAAGCACAAATTCAAAATCTTTGTTTGCATTCATAGTTTTGTCCATTTATTATTATAATTAAATTTAAAAGTCCCAATATATTTTTTATTCCATTCATTTGGTGATATCAAAGATAAGAATATTTTTTCGTCTGAGGAATAATAAAGGTGATAAACTTTACCAATTACCGGTTCAAAACTAAAATTTGCTTTGTAAACCAATTCATTCCATCTGTATTCTTCAATTAATTTTTCATACTCCTCTTTGAGTTCCAAAAATTTATCCTCAAATTGTTGATTGACATTTATAATTCTTGGTTCCTTCCAATGTTCCATATTGGTGACCTTTATTGCCGGAGCACCAACATTACTACCATATGGTAATAAACCAGGGTTATCAGAAACATTATCAGGTTTTTTATCGCTCATCAACTTATTATTTTAATTTCACTCTCAGTTTCTATTACGACTCTTGCCCCACAACTTAATAGTGGTTTTTCATCGCCACTTCCACAATAAACAATCCTACTAGGTCCGAGAATTTCAACCTCATTACAATATGTGTTTCTTCTACCTTGTTTGATTGTTATAACAGGTAAATCGGTATTCTTTGTTTTATTAGACCTAATGTGATGTTGATTCACATGTATTTTGGTTTTCATCAGTATAGATCTATTTGTTTTTTAATTCTATCAAGAATATCTTCATTTGTAATATTTTCATTAATTAGAATTTGTTCCAATAGGTCTTTGATTTCGTTCTTGGACTTTTCTTTCGACCTTTGTCTGTTTACCAACTCAACTTGATATAAATGAAATGCAACCTCATCAACTTTTTTTAATTTGTTGAAATATTTTTCAATTCGTTGGTCTAATCTTCTTTTTCTATCAATATTGGTTATTGTTGATAGAGCTTTGAATAGTTCATCTAACCTACCCTTTAAGTATTGTATTTCTCCGTATTTAATGATTTCTTGATCTGTCATAATAAAACAAAAATAACAAATTTAAATACAAATGTCAAACAAAAAACCCCACCTTACAGGATGGGGGAGAAATAATATCCAAATTGATACATATTATTATTTCTGGTTGTCTAGCACAAGTGTATCTTGTTTTACACTTTGAGTATCAACATTTTTTGTTGAATCTTCAGATTTTGCTTCTTGTGTGGTTTCGTTTTCTTTTTTTTCACCACAAGAAACAACACCAAGTGTAGTCCCAAGTAACATCAAACTTACAAAAAATACATTTTTCATGTTTCGACTTTTATTAAGGGTTTATTTGTTAATAAATTTTAACAAAAATAAATATCATAGTCAATAGGTAAAAACAAAAAACCCCACCTGTTGAGATGGGGTTTAAATAATATTTTTAATACATTACAAAGATAATAACATATCAATAAGTTCTTGTTGGGGGAACATGTCGAACTTATCTTTTCTGGTGTTTGTGTGAGTCCACATTCCTTTTACTCTACCATAATATGCGTCAGAATTAAATTCAAAACCTAAAGCTCCTTTATTTTTGATTTCTTCAATTAAACCTTTTCGAATGTCGATGCTGTCTCTATTTGCAATATGTAAAATTAAAGATCTCAATGTCTCAATTTGTTTGTCTGAATATCTATGCCAGAACTTATACCCTCTAAATGATTGTTTAAGTTCCACAATTTGTTTTGGGTCAGCTTTTTGTCCTGTATAAGTTAAACCATTTTTAATTTGACCAAAATTACATACCTCAATTCCAACTGAGTGTGAGTGCATGTGTTGTGATCCATTATCTCCTAAGTGCCAACCATAACAACCTTCAGGAAATGCCTGAACGATTGTCCCATCATAAGTTTCATTTCCGTTAAAAACAGATTGTCCTCCTAAAACAAACTCAGTTCCAATTCGTCCTCTTGTATCGTTATTCCACATTGTAATAACTTGGTATGGGTTGTTTCCACCTGCGGTGTGATGTAAAAACAAATATTCTTTTTTTGTTGGTCCTATCAGGTATTCGTCTTTATCTAAAAATTTTTGATCTATAATCAGTTTTTCTGTTGATAATGTCGTTTCTTGAAGGTCGGTGGTAATACCAAATCCCATGGCATTCCATGTTTTTTCACCAACAACACCATCGGCGGTTAGTTTATTTTCTTTTTGGAATTTTTTAACCGACTCTTCGGTTTTTGGTCCAAAATCACCATCAACCTTAATTTTTAAATATTTTTGTAAATCTTCAACTTCTTTACCTTTAGATCCTAATTTTAGAACTTTCATATCTATTGTTTTAATAATAAATATTGATTGTTTTATTTTTTGCCCACCTCATCAAGATTTATATTATATAAATCAAAGTTTAAATTGTCTTTCCAATTACCAAGATTTAAAGTTGTAAAAACTTGTTTTTCATTGTTATAAAGTTTCACCATCAAATAACCTAACTCAGAAATAAAAATTTCTTTGATTGTATATTTTTTTAAATTTTTCATTTTAGTTGGTGCGTTCTAATTGATCTTCGTTGAAGATGTGAAGAAGTCCGTGTTCATCCATTTCTCCTACGACTCTAACATTTCCTTCTACGGTTTTAAATACCGATACGATGGTGCAAGGAAACTTATATCCTTTTAATTTTACTGCCTTGTCTCCTACTTGGAATTTTGTTTTGTTTACTTGTGGAAAATCTCCATCTGATAAAATGGGATCATTCCAATCGTTTTGTTCTTTCATTTTTTAATCTATTACATCTGTTAAGTATTGACCCGGACCTAATTTTACCTTATATAAAGTTTGACCTTCAGGTGCTTCCATTTGATCCATCTCGTCCATCCAATTATCCCAATTTTTGTCCAATAAGTCAACAAACGAATCGTTATTTCCTCTTTCTTTATATCGTTGAATGTATTCGTCTTTTAGACTTCTGTCAGGATAAACTAATACGAATGGAATACCTTTTTTTAATAGAGCATCTCTTACATCTTTATGTGATGAAACAAGAATCTTATCAACCTTTGGATCTTCTACGTTTCTTTCGATGTGTTCAATGTAGTTGTCAGGAAAATGTTTCTTGTCAAACTTTGAACTATCACTATCCAATACATTTCTATCTGTTGTATTGAAGTAAGTTGTTTTCCCTACACCGGGGAAAGCTGAATATACTTTTGTTTTCATAATATTAACTTAAATAATTTGACATATTTTTAGCGGCTTCAAATGCTTCTTCCATTGTTTCAATCAATTTTGATCCTCTTAATTTGAATGGTATTACATAAGATATTCCGTCTTCATCCATCCATTTTCTACCAAGTTCATCTTCTTCTTGATATAAATCCGCGAACTTTGTTTCGTATTCATTCCATTGTTCTTCAGGGTAATCTTCTTTAACGGGTTCATAATCCCCATCAAATAATCTATCTCCGATTTTGAAAAGACTACCACCTCTGTGAGTGTATCCATACATCCCTTCGATAACAGGGTTATCAGTTCCATATGTATCTTCGATAATAACCGCAGCAACTCCGTGGGGATAATTTTCATCAACCATCATTTTATTTTTAACATACCATCTTGCTTCATCAATACTACCGATATATGTTCCATCAGGCGATAAGAATGAATTTTCCAATGTGTTTTCGTTGTTTGGTCCAAATGTATGTGTTCCAATTTTTCCCCCTGTTAATCTTTCAATTTCTTGAATTTCTTCTTGTGAAATTTTTTTTTTCATAATTTAATAAACTTTAATTGTTGAGTGTTATTCTGCGATGTAAATTTTAGTTGGTCTTACGTATGTATCAAACTTACCATTATCAACCGTCCAATCTTCCACGTCTTCTGTGTATGGTTTTTCCTCACACTTAATAGCGTAAAATATTTGACATCCCGCAATAGTAATTTCTTTACCATTTTTACCAACCATCGCATACCAGTTGGCACTATTTCTGTTCGTTTTAACTCCGAGAATGGAGTCTTCTAAAATATTAACATCACCCCAAACTGCGGTATAAGTTTTTCCGTCAGGTGCGACAAAATATCTGTCTGTTGTAATTAGGTATTTTCCTGTCATAATTTATTTTTTGTTGTTAAAATTTTCTTTCTTTCATCATTCTTTTAAGACATTGTTTAATTGTCTCACCTTTATTAGTGTCGTGTCCCGCACCATAAGTTCCTCCTTTATATGAATCAACACCTTTCCCAATCGGATTACTGAAATCAACATCAATACTTCGTCTTACTTTTCTAAAAAGTCGTGTCCACCTGAACATTCTTGGTCTCCATTCTCTTTCCTCTAACTTACAAGTGGCCTCAGTATCTTGGAACAAATCGTCGTGAATGTAATAGTATTTATGTGTTTCTTTATGGATTTTTTCTTTCCATTCAGGAGTATAAAAATCAATTTTATTTTTTTTGGTTTGGTGTGCCCATGTTCCATCTTTTAGAAATTTGGATGTTCTTACCCAATCATATTGCCAAGGTAAATCAATACATTTTATTTTTTTTGTTCCTCTATGGATCCATAATGAATCAGGAAACCAACTACCTACCGAATAAAAATAAAATCCATATTTTGGTCTTTCATCCTTATATTTTGGTGGTTTGTTTGTTTTGAATGTCATATAAAATTGACCCCAAATAAAACAAAAATCTAATTTCCAATTTAATCCATTACTTGGTAGGTATCTTAAATTCCATTTATGGAATCCAGGGTAAAACTCCATCCAATCATTTCTCCATCTACCAGGTTCAACCTTTCTTAATCCTAACATAACTTTTTATATTTTCTTATTCCATACCCAATCACAGTTTCACCATCAATTAAAGAACATATCTCAACTTTGAATATCTTTCTTAGCGTGGGGTTAAACCATCTTTTAAACCAAACATTGTGGTGTGTCATATTAATTTAATTTTAATCTTTGTATTTGTAATTGTCAAATTTTTTATTTTTACTTAAAACCCTCCATCTTATCGTTGCCATAGGTAGATTAAGTATTTTGGATGCCTCACCAGCAGAACGGTATTCAACATCATCAATTATTATTGGTATATTCTGTTCTCCATTATAAGTTCCTTTTCTGATTTCACTTAACTTATTTTTAGTTTCTTCCGAATGTTGTTTACCAAAAAATGGATTATCGTCATTACTTCTTGGTCTACATTTATTACAATGAGTGTGACCGTAACCTATTCTTTTACCACATTCACAATAGACATAAGTTAAACCTCCCTTCCAATTAGGATTTTGTTCTTTATCATAACTTCTTCTATTATCTAATGATTTTTTTACAATTTCTTTAGGTATTTTCTTACCTTTCCAAAATCCTTCTTTACCATACATTCCATTTTTTTCGCCAGATACACTTTCACTTCTTTTTTTTCTTTCATCATCACTGATATTGTCCCAATACTTTTTTGTTGAGCGTCTTTGGTTTTCAACCCAATTCTCATCATACTTAATAAATTCAGATAAATCTCCACCAGTGCCACCTTCAGTTAAATTATAGCCGTTTGCAATTGTTTTGAGTTTATCAATCCAAAAAATTTCTTTTTCATTCAACTCATCTTTATTAGAACACTCTTCTAAAATAGTTTTAGAGAAATTTTCTAACCCATATTTTTTTATGGCTAACTTAATCAACTTTCCACTCCCAAAATATTTTTCAAATGATAATCCACTATATTGTCCGACATAAGATTTACCATTAATGTTGTTTTTTATTTCATAAACTAAAAATTTCTTCATATTGATTTACTTTAAGGTTTATCCTTTAATATAAATATCCTCAAATAATAAAAAGTTAGTTAGAAAGTGGCATTTTTATACTTGGGTGTGATTTGTAATTTTTAAGTGTGAAATCGCCAATAGTATAAGATTCTATTGATGGTCTTGAACCTTCATAGGTGGGGAACTGATTAAGAGTTGGTAATTCAAATGGTTCTCTTGTTAATTGTTCTTTCACACCATCAATTTGATTTAGATATATGTGACAATCTCCCATATTTGAAATCAATTCTTCAGGTACCATATTAACCTCTTTTGCCAATATCATCAAAAGTAACCCATATGAAGCCAAATTAAATGGAAGCCCGAGCGGAACATCATTGCTTCTCATATTGAACATTAAAGAGATTGCCCTGGTTGGTATACTACAATCATTGAATAAACTATTCCATCCATTTTCATCTGTCGGAAAAATATCTTTAACATAAGACGATTTATCATATATGTCTTTTCTTTCCTGTAAACTGAACTCTCTTGTATAAATTTGAAATCCATAATGACAAGGTGGAAGAGTCATCTGGTCCAATTCCGATGGGTTCCAAGCTGTAACCATCAATCTTCGGCTATCAGGATTTGTTTTAAGGTCGTGAATAAGATTTTTTATCTGGTCAAGTTTAGGCACTTCAGAAAAATGAGTAACAGCCCCATGATTCCATCCTGAAGGTTTTTTATCAAAGCCACCCCACGCTCTCCATTGTCTACCATACACAGGACCTAAATCTCCCCACTTCTTAGCAAACTCATCATCTGTTTTGATTTTGTTGATGAACTCTTCTTGTGTACTAGGCCATCCTATTGCAACTAAATTTTGGTAACCTCCAGAGATAATCTTTTGACCGTAGTTCTTATAAGCATCACCGTCCCAAATATGACAATCATTATCTATAAGGTATTTAATGTTCGTATCACCACGTAGGAACCAAATCAATTCAGTTACAATTCCTTTCCAAAACATTTTCTTGGTTGTGAGTAAAGGAAATCCTTCACTCATGTTGTGTCTGATCTGACGACCAAAAACACTGATGGTTCCTCCATTTCTTGTTTCTTTTTTTACCCCATTATCCAAAATATCTTGAAGTAAATCTTGGTATTGTTTGTCTAAATTATTCATTTTCGTTATTTTTTATATTCCCATTTATAACCACCAGCGGTTTCTTGTTTTCCTTTACATACCGCAGATATATTGAATATTTTTAATTGTTTTTCAACTTCTGTTATACTATCCCAAGTATAAAGTAAATTACCATTTAAATCAAATTGTAAAACCTGTAATCTTTTTTTTGATGATCCTGTTGACACACCTTTTTTCAATTTTGATAGTTTTTCTGAAAACCCTTTTGGTTTAGGTTTTCTCATTTTATTTTTTGTTTCTTCAGATAGTTTCCTACCTTTACCCGCCTTTGATATTTTTTCTTTGGCTTCGTCAGTATGCTTCCACCCATTCTCTAATTTATATTGCTGATGTTGTGATATTTTTAATCTCCATTCAAAATGTCTTCTATCGGCCTCTTCTTTACCATATTTTTCTAACCATAAACTATAACGACCTTTTTTAGTTAGTTCTGTGCCGTTTTCCTTGTTATGTTTTATGATTTTTTCAATTTGTTGTTTTTTTCTAATATCAGCTTCTTCCTGACCGTGTTTTTCAACCCAATAATTATAAATTCCGTTTTTAGTAATGTCTTGACCTATTTGTCTGTCACCCTCTTTACCACCATTACTTATATTATAACCAATTTTTCTATCTTGACTATTATATTTTAATATCCAGTAAACTTCTCTTTCATTCATATGATTTTCATCAACACACTCTTCTAAAATTTCTTTTACAAAATTTTCTTTACCATATTTTTTTATGGCTCTTTGTATTTTTTTACCACTTCCGAAGTAAGATGGGTTATTATTTCTATCTTGACCGATATAGATTTTATTATTAAGATTGTTAGTTATTTTATAGATAATCATTTTACTTGTTTATTATAAATATCTACTATCTTATTTTTATATTCAATTACTATCTTTTTTGATAACTAAATTATTCATCATTACTTTTCTATTTTTTTTAAATCTAAAAATTGGTTGTTCTTTACCTCCGTAGTTTTGAGTATCGACTTGATCATTCCACTCGGAAAATGGTCTTGCATATTGTGATCCAAAAGAAAGTGATTTGTAAATGACTAGCGGTTCGTCAGTATCTGTGTGATTACACATGCAAATAACTTCGTATTGACCACCTTTATAGTGTTGGTATTTTTCACCCGGCTTTGGGTAATTTTTAATTAGATTACTCAT